CTGGAAACTATACCAAACAAGATGTAAAGCGTATGTTTGTCATTGCTCATGAGGTGTGTACGCCACTTGTGGCTTATAATGGCACTCTGATGAGATTTTTGGGTACTAACCCGTCAGGCCAGAACATGACAGTTTATGTGAATAGTATTGTCAATTCATTGTTGCACAGGTTGGCTTTTAGGTCTGTGTATCTCAGTGAAGACCTGGTGCGTATTGGCAAGGATTTGGACTTGGGCAGGCCAGCACGATTTCGAGACTTGGTCTCATTAGCCACCTATGGCGATGATGCTAAGGGTAGTGTTCGTGTTGGCTATGATAGATTCAATCATGTGTCTATGGCTGATTATTTGGCCAAGAATGACATGAAGTTTACTATGCCTGATAAAGAGTCGGACCCTGTACCATTTATGTCACGTTTTGATGCTGATTTCTTGAAGCGCACTGATAGATTTGACGATAGGTTGGGCGTGTATGTTGGCATGCTTAATGAGTCAAGTATCTTCAAATCATTGCATTCTATTGTTAAATCCAAGGTTGTTTCACCTAAGGATGTGAGTGCCATGAATGTTGAAGGTGCTCTTAGAGAATGGTTCTTCCATGGCGAGGAGATATTCGAAAAGAGACGTGCGCAGATGAAGATGATAGCCGCTAGGGGCGAATTGCATGTTCGTGGTCTTGAGGATGACTACGACACCCGTGTAGAGGCTTGGAAAGAGCAATACACACCCCAAGCTGGCACTCGTACAACTGAGTCTGAACTGCAGACGAAAGTTATCGAGTTGCTAGGAAAACCTGCCGTGTTTGAGAAACCTATTCTATTACCTAATATTGGTAGACCAGATATGGTTTATGTCCATCCACGTTTCGCTATTGTTATTGAAACTAAAGCGATAAATGGCAGACCTGGAGCGTACCGTAAGGTACGGGAACAGGCTACGAAGTATGCTACGGCACTTCATGTCCTTGACCCTCGCTCCACTGTGGTCGGCGCTATCTACACAGAAGATGGTTTTGAAATCATTGCTACTTACGGACACTTCGTGTGTCCTAGCAAGTTCGTACCTATTCTGAGTGAAGCTGGCTACAAGTTTTCCCCCGTTTAAGGGGCTTTGACCGTCAAGTCTTAAAACTGTCCGGAGGCGGAACTATCTGTCATCGTTAGTCCAGGGACGAATCAAAAATAGTTGGATGTGTATGGTTTACGTGTATTTCGTGTGTGTGGTAACAACCATATGTTTATATCGCTTCATATCTATGAGAACCGTAGTGGTTTGCAGTATTCACTGTAGAGGCCTATCACCTCAAAAACTGTTACGACAGAGGTGTGCTCTTATGCGAGCGCATACTCCGTGTTAATAAATGCATAACTAATTTTATAATTCATAATTTAAACCCATACGGATATGAACCACAGTCCGGTAATGTGGGAACTACGGAAGGCGAAAGACCTACCCATGTGGAACAAACAATCACGGCTTTTGCGGATCAGAAGCCGGGGTGGACTACAGAAATTAAAGCTGGAACCGATACTACGATGGATATCGTTTCGACGACACCATCATCTATTTCAAGCTTTTTAGAGAGACCTGTTAGAATAGCCGACTATACGTGGGCTGTTGGTCAACCTCTTTTTCAAAAGTTTAACCCATGGAGGCTTTGGTGTGAAGATGCCAGAGTCAAAGAAAAGATGAGTCACTACGCGCTTCTGAGGACGAAGTTGCATGTTAAGGTAGTGATTTCAGGAACTGGCTTTCATTATGGTCGAGCCCTGCTTGCCTACAATCCGTGGAGTTCTACAGATGGTTTGACAGTTATACGAAATTTTTTGGAAGTTGATATGGTGCAAGCCTCACAACGTCCACACATTTTCATTAACCCGTCAACCAACTCTGGTGGTGAGATGATATTACCATTCTTCTACAACCACAATTATGCTTCGCTGCCAGGCTTAGAGTATAGAGATCTTGGCGAAATGTATTTAAAGTCTTTTCAGGACTTACAACACGCAAACCAAGGGAATGATCCTGTCCACATAACAATATATGCTTGGGCGGAGGACCTCACTCTAACTATGCCTACTAGCGAGTACTCTGTACAAAGCGGTAAGAGAGGCGCCATGAACTCTGGCGACGAATATGGCAAAGGCATCATTTCAGCGACAGCTTCGGCTGTGGCTAGTGCTGCTGGCGCACTTACAGACGCCCCACTTATAGGCCCTTACGCACGTGCTACTGAAGTATGTGCTCGGGCTGGAGCGGATGTTGCTCGTCATTTCGGCTACAGTCGACCCCCTGTTGTTTCTGACATTCAGTTGTATAAACCGAATCCTACAGGCAATTTAGCCAATACGGATGCGGCGGACGCAGTTGCACGTCTTACATTAGATTCAAAGCAGGAGATTACGATTGATAGCAGGACAGTTGGTCTGGATGGTGCAGATCAAATGGACATCAAGTCGATTGTCACACGAGAGAGTTATCTCACCCAATTTAATTGGGCGCCAACGGATACTACAGACAAATTGCTGTGGAATTCACGAGTTGGTCCTATGCTCTACCGTGTGGAGGGTACGGAAATTCATCCGACGCCCATGTCCATGATCCAAACTATGTTCGAAAAATGGCAAGGTTCGATAAAATTTAGGTTTCAAGTCGTTAAGTCTAGCTTTCACAAAGGCAGGCTGTTGATCCGTTGGGACCCTTGGTCAAATCAGGCCAACCCCGAGTACAACACAACGTATTCGAGAGTGGTAGATATAGCTGAGGAGGACGACTTTGAGATTACTATAGGCTGGGGTCAAGCTGAGCCTTTCCTTAACACTGTTCCAATGAGTAAGAGTCCAGGTGTGGATTTCAGTTCTACCGGGAGAATGACAGATTCACTTGGAAGATGGAATGGTGTGTTGGAAATTGACGTTATTAACCCACTTGTTTCGCCTGCTCCCGATTCTGCAGTTGCAGTTAATGTTTTTGTGAGCATGTGTGATGATGCCAAGTTTGGTGCTCCCACCGCATATGGCATGAACAAGTTGAGCCTATATCCTCTGAAGACTTCCACATCTCGGGCTTCGGATTCGCCTTACACGCCCCAATCTGGAGTGGTGGAAAGCGATGCCGCACCCACAAATGAGATGACTGACAAGCCTGAAGAGGCCTCGGCGATCCAGGAGATTGCCCCGATATCGACAGAAGTCGACCAACAGTACAAAGTGTTCTTTGGTGAGGCTGTTACGTCTTTGCGTGAACTTTTTAGGAGGTACACAATGTCAAAGGTTTATACAGCTCCTTCACCGGAGGCACCCAATGCTGGAATTTGGGATCTTTCGATATCAGCTCTACCCTTTAACTATGGATTCGATCCAGAAGGGTTTGAGCTATACGGACCAAACGACTTTAAAATCGTCCTCGCCAATAATGGTCCAATCTCATTTATGATGCCCTGCTATGCAGGGTGGCGAGGCGGACTGCGTCACAAATTGGTCTTGCAAGGCAAGTCCATGCAGCGATATGCAGTCGCCCAAAGAAATGGTTTCGCTGGATACTCCAATGCAGTGACGCCATTTCCGCAAGATGCAACCAGCATGCAGGCTGCGTTGAGCAGAAACTTTGCCCAGGAGGGCTTTGCCGGTCTGGCTAGTACAGATCGGTATGTTAATGGAGTGATCGAAACGGAGATACCGTATTATAACGGAAAACGCATGTCTTCGGCTAGATTGCCCTCTGTGCCCTTCAATAATGGCGCTGATTACCTGAAGCTATCAACTTTGATGGTGCCCCCCATCGCGGGGACTACTGAGGGTTTGAAGAATTCGGTCATCTACGACCACATTGCTGCAGGGGAGGACTTTTCTTTGTTCTTCTTTGTTGGATGCCCTATTTTATACGAGTATAACATCTCGTAGGGTATCCATTTTGCGTTACAAAAGACAGGTATGTCTATAAACATACACACAGTCAGACGCGTGCCCGTCTGAGCGGCCTTTCGAGGTCGTTGTCAGGAGATTTAATCTCTGCAAGTTTTGGTTAATAACCATCGGTTTTTACTTGTAGGGATTGGCTCCCTGCAGGATCTTTTACGATGGTCACAATTTTCTAAGATTGCACTGACACATGTACAAATGGCTAGAGAGGAAACCAACCTCTCTGTAGGTCCATCTGTTCGCTTGTTGGTCAC